TCAATCCGTCTTGAAATGGGTCAGCTTGTTCTTGATGCTTCGCAGCTGGCTCTTGATCGTATTCGTCGATTTGTGCAGCCGTTCGGAGATTTCTCGTTTGCTTAGTCCGTTCCGGCGCAGATCATACACTTCCCGCTCCATGGGCGACAGCTCCATCAGCTGGACTTCGCTCCGCATGATCCGGGCGGCATCGGCATGAATGGCCGCCCGGTTGTCGTATGCTTCACGAATGGCGTGCACAATGTCCCGGTAGCTGGACTTGTTGATATAATTCACGGCGCCGAGTCGGAAGGATTTCATCACGACCTCGCTTTCCGTAAGAGAGGTTAGCATGATGACCTTCGGAGGCTTTGGCAAGGGCATGCGAAGGAGCTGCTCCGCGGCCTCCAGGCCGTCCAATTGATTCTCGGTGAGGTTGATATCCATCAACACGATGTCGATCTCGGACGCTGACGCCGCTTCGACCGCAGCTTCTTTGGTGGCGACAGCCGTGATCACCTCAATATCGGGCTCGCTCGCCAGATCGGCACTGATATGCTCTCGCCAGAAGGGATCGTCCTCCACAAGCATAATTCGGATACGCGCCATGTATGTACACCTGCCTCACCCAGCGATATCAAGAACCTTACAAGTAATCCGAGTATAACAAAATTTACCGTTTCTCGAACAGGATGAATTCTTTTCACCCCCCTGGGTGAAGAAAGTTCATCCTGTTCGGCGTTCCTGTCGCAGGCCTATAATCCGAAATGCGGCAGCTCGAAAGGCGCAGCGAACAAACAAAGCCGCAGATTCATGAGGAAGAAGGGGATGGATTGGGGGAACAGCATAAGGCGGTTATGGGACCGGCGGGAAGGCGTGATGCGTCTTGTCGCTAGTCGAGGAAGTTCAACGAATCGCAGACTCCATACGCGAGATGTTCCCGGATGCGGTGATCCATCGCTTTCAGGAGCCAGAGCTTCCGGCTCGGAATGAATTTGTCGTACTTGTGAAGCAGGAGCTTCGCCGCATGGAGTCCCGAAGTCAAACCGCAGCGGAACGGCAGTATACGATCATTGCCTACGGAGGGAATGCGGAGCAGGCGATCACGGCCATGGAGTCATTTGGCCGGTACGTCATGAATGGAATGGGAGCAATTCCCACAGGTGCTACGGCTACGGCTGCGGCTGCGGCGAAGCCCCTGCAAATCGAGTCCTTCACGCTCGATGCGGTGGAGAAGCTGGAGAGCGGGCTTATGAAATGCAGCGGGACTGTGAAGACGCAGCTCCGCGAGGCCGTTGCAACCCCGGTGCATGTGAAAATGAAGCGCGTAGAACTGCGCGCCAATCCAAACTGAAAGGTGGCGTCATCAATCAATGGGTGGAACATGGGATCCGACAGCTTTACCGGCCCGACCGGGTCTGTATATCAATTTTGTGGAGGCAGCTGCAGCACAGATCAAGGGAGGAGCAAGGGGAACAGTGGCGTTGCCGCTCTTCCAATACGGAAGCGCAGAAGCGGGGAAATTCTTCACGATTGAGAAGGAATCGGAGGCCGCCAAGCTGTTCGGCCTGGACCGAGTCGGTCCGATTCGATTCGCTCTGCAAGGAGGAGCCAAGGAAGTGCTGGCTTATACCGTCTCGAGCGACGTAGAGGCGGAGTCCTTTGAAGAGATCCGGGAAGCGTTCGAGTCTCGCTCGTTTAACGTCTTTGTGTTCCCGGAAGAGATTTCCGCGGAGGAGCGCGCCAATACGAAAGCATGGGTTGTACGCAACCGTCAAGAGGGAAAGCATTTTCTGGCCGTCTTCGGCGGATCGAACGCCGATGATCAGGACCCGGCGATCGGCAATGAACGCACCACCCAACTGGCGGACGATTATATCGTCAACCTGATCACCGGCGCTCATGTGAACGGCAGCCCTTACAGCTCAGGTAAGTATGCGCCGTATATCGCAGGTCTCATCGCAGGCACGGGAATCAACAAATCCATTACGTATGCTCCGGTGCAGGCTACGGATGTTGGGAAGCGGTTGAAGAACAGCGAGATTGCGGCCGCTCTTCAGAAGGGCTCGCTGCTGCTCGTTCACGACGGAGAGAAAGTGAAGGTCGAGCAAGGGCTCGTCACGAGTAAGAAGAAAATTCGGGCGATCCGGGCGCGCCAAGCGATTTCGACCGACATTCCTAGAACGGCTGCGGAAGCTTACATAGGGAAGCTGGATAATAGTGCCGATGGGCAGGCAGCTTTGATCTCAGCGGTAAAAGCCTACCTGGAGCGGTTGGAGCTAAACCATGTGCTGACGGACATCGTCGTCACCTTGGATCCGGAGCGCAAGTCCGAAGGGGACAGCGTGTACTTGCTGATCGGCTTTACGGAGACCGACAGCATGGAGCGCATCTTCCTGACCGTTCGAGTGTAACTAGCCAACATATAAGGAGGGATCACGGTGCTGGATTCAACCCGTGTTATCAATGGAACTTATGGATACGTGTATCACGACGGAAAATGGTTGACCAATATCAAGTCGGCCGAAGCGAATGTGGAGATTACGAAGGAAGAAATCAGGCGTGCCGGTACCCGCTGGACAGCGCATAAAGTAACCGGGCTGAGCGGAACCGGAACCATCTCCGGTTATAAGGTCACTTCCGAATTCGTCGAGCTCATTGGCAAAATCGCGGATGATGGGCAGGGGACGTTCATCACCGAATTGATCCTGAAGCTGGAGGACCCCGAATCCTATGGCGCTTACCGAGTGCGGCTTAAGGGGGTAACCTTCGATAAGATTCCGCTCATGCATTTTGAAGTGGGCTCTATCGTCGAGGAAGAGCTTCCCTTCACCTTCACCGGGTATGAGCTGTTGGATAAACTGATCGAAGAATAATGCCGGTTTTCGGTCTTCCGTGGAAGTAGGCGCGAACGATTCAACTGATAAGGAGATGAACGAGAAGTGATCGACACGAGACAAAGCAGCGTGCTGCAGGCGCTCCTCAGCGTGGAGAGCAAGCCCAAGAAGGATGTACGGATGAAACGGCTGGGCGTTGATTTTCAGATCCAGGCTTTGGACGGCAAGACCATCCACCGCATCCAGGAGCAGTGCACCCATTATACCGGCAAGGGCCCGAAGCGGGAAAAACTGCTGGATGAAGAGCAATTTGGAGCCTTGGTCATCCAGAAGGCATGCCTCATTCCAGATTGGTCCTCGAAGGAGCTCATCGACAAACACGGCACGCCGACGGAAGCGATTCTCGGCTTGCTGCTTGCCGGGGAGATCGCCCGGTTGTCCGCCGAAATCCTCGAGATCAGCGGGTTCGACAGCGATGAAGACGAAATAAAAAACTGATCAAAGCGGGCGGCGAAGCCTTCCTGATCCACCTGATCTTCCAGCGCCACCATATTCCACCGGACGAAATCTACAACAAAGATGAGGGAGTTAAGCGTTTCATGTATGCCTCCATGCTGCTGCAGCTGGAGGAGGAAGAGAAGGCGAGACGGGAAGAGAGCCGAGCGGCCCGCAGGCTAACGCCGTAAAGCAAGAGGATCGCAGCAAGGAGGCGAAACGCACCGGTGGCATCGTCACAGAAGAAACAAGGAATCCCAACCGTTACCGCCAAGAGCCTCAACCAACTGAATGCCTACAACAAGACGATGAAGCAGCTCCAGACCTCCATGATCCGACTCGACCAATTCAACGGCCTGGCCCAGATGAGCGAGGAAATGTGGAAGGCCGGGGATGTGAACGCCAGGGTGGTCCGACAATTGGTCGGCTTGAAGCTCATGGCCGGGGATGCGATCACGTCGATATCAAACGGGGTAAGCGGGACGATGACCGTGATCTCGAATGGCGTGAGCAGCCGGTTCCAGGCGATCGGCAAAGGCGTCGGCGGAGCGATCCAATCCGGCGCGAATACGGTTGGCAAGGGGCTCGGGAGTCTCTGGGGCAAGGTCAAAGCCATCAAGGCGGCTGCCGATCAGAAGGAAGCGGACAAAGCGGCGGCGGCCCAACAAGCCCATTATCTGTATGGCACCCCGCTACCGAAGCCGAGAAGACTCAAGCGGATGCAAAACATTGTGGGGAGCAGCCCCATTCAAGACTCCGAGAAGCAGATGAAGCTGCTCTCCTCGTTCAAAAGCACAGCCTCAAGTGCGTTCAGCATGGTGCAAGACAAATCCTTGGAGGCGGCGAAAGCGTTCAGCACGGCCATGGGCACGCTGCGCGCCTCCTCAGGCGCGGCGCCCCGACAGCTGAACGAACTGGCGAATTCGCTGCGTTCCGTCGGCAGCCAGGTTCCGCAAAATCTGAATGAAGTGGCGAAGGTGCTCGGAACGCTCAGCAGCGGGACGAAGCTAACCGGCAAATCGCTCGAGGGGCTATCCAAAACCGCGCTGGATGCGGCTAGGTTAAGCGGCTCAGGAAGCGCGGAAATCGCGGAATCGACCTTCAAGGTGATGGCGGCGTGGGGCAAGCCGGCGGAGGAGGGCACCTTCCTGCTGGACCAATTCTATGCCGCGAGTCGTGCGAGCAGCGTCGGCATGGGAGGCCTGATGAAAGCGATGGAGCAGGTCGGTGAACCGATGCGCTTGATGGGCTTCGGGTTCGAGCAGTCCACCGCCCTGCTTGCCCAGTGGCAGGCCAAAGGCTTGACTCCCGTCCAGGATGCTCTCAAGAAGGAGCTTCCGACGGGGGGATTGGCCACGATTGCGGATCAAATTCGAACGGCGGCAACGGCTGCGGATGCCGCTGCTATCGCGACCAAGTATTTCGGACAGATCGCGGGCAAGGATCTGGCTGCATCGCTTCGGATCGGGCAGGTTGAATACAAGGGCGTGATCGCCGCGATGAATGGAGCCAAAGGCGTCATCCAGCAGCAATCCAGCGATATCCAAACATTCGGCGACAAGTGGGATATGCTGCAGAACCGCATCACGATCGCGCTCGCTCCGCTCGGGGAGGCGCTTCTCCCCCTTGGTTTGGCCATGGCTTCCGTGATCGAGGTACTGACGAGGGATTCCGACATTGTTCTTGCCACTCTCGGTTCGGTTGCGGCGCTGCTGCTTGGCGTGTTCGCGCCTGCGCTGTGGGCTTCCGCAGTGGCCGGCTGGGCGGCGGTTGCTCCCTTCCTGCCGATCATCCTTGCCGTCCTGCTCGTCGGTGCGGCTGTGGCCGGGCTGGCGTACTTGTTCAAATACCATATGGATTACATTATGAACAAGGCCGCCGAGGTTTCTGACTTCCTCTCTTCCGTGTTTGGTTTTTCAGACAGCGGCAAGAAGACGATTGAAGTGAAAGGCGGCGCAGCCGGGCAGGCTGTCTCGCAAGGCGGGCCATTGCCGGGAAACTATCACGGACTGGATTATGTGCCTTATGACGGCATGGTCTCCCGTCTTCACAAAGGGGAACGGATCATGACGGCGAGCGAGAATCGGGCCTTCACCCAAGGAGCTGGAGGAAGCGGTTCGATCACGATATCGGGAAATACGTTTAACGTCCGCCAGGATTCGGATATCGATGCGATCGCCAGAGCTCTGGCCCGCGAAATTAAGGCGGCGGGAGGGTTGATGGCGTAATGGCGGCACTCGAGTTTTGGCTGAAGACGATTGATGAGAACGAATGGCTGTGGCTGCCGGTCAATCCCGAGCAGATCAGCGTCAAGCGTGTTCATGGGTATGAGGACGTTCAGGTCACCCAGCTTGGCGAATATACGGTGATCGGCGAGGCGGCGCTTAAGGAATATTCGTTTGCCTCTTTCTTCCCCCGCGACTATCATCCCGGCTATTGCGAGTATGAAGACCTGCCCGATCCTTGGGCGACGGTGGAGAAGATCGAGGGCTGGATGAAAAGCCGCAAGCCGCTCCGCCTCGATGTCACGGGAACCAAGCTGAAGGGGCTCGTCACGCTTCGTTCGTTCCAGTACAGCGAACGGGCGGGAAATCCGGGCGACATCTTCTATGAGATGGAGCTTAAGGAGTACGTGGAGGTGCAGTTCCGGCAGGTGGAGACCTCCGGCTCCGGCAAAGCGGTGGTCGTCACGGGAAAGGGACGTCCCGATACCCGAAAACCGCCCGCCTCGTATATTGTCATCCCGGGAGATACGCTTTGGAAAATCGCGCAGCGGACTCTCGGCAACGGCGACCGCTGGAGGGAAGTCTATGCGGCAAACGAGCTTGTCATCGGGAAAAACCCGAATAAGCTCTACCCCGGCCAGAAGCTGGTGATCCCGTCATGAGCTGGAGCGTGATCTACAAGGATCCGGAGCAATCGGTTTACCTAGATCCCATTGTTAAGGCCGTTAATTGGTCAGGAGATATCAAGCAGGCCTCCCGCAAGCTCGTCGTGGACCTGTCCAATACGGGCAATCTCCGCGAGCTCTATATGAAGTTCGAGAAGGGCGGCGAGCTGAGGCTGGTTCTGGATGGGAAACAGGAATTGTTTCGCGGCGTTCTATTCGCGGATTCGATCGACTCCCGCGGGCAGCTGTCATTGACCGCTTATGACGAGAACATCTATTTGACCAAGAACAAGGATACGAAAATCTTCCGCAACCAGAAGGCGTCCGCCGTGGTGAAGAGGCTCTGCAACGAGTTCTCCATCCCGGCGGGCGAGATTCACGACACGGGCTTCGTCATTCCGAAGCTGGTCTTTCGCGACAAGACGCTGTTCGAAATGATGGTCATGGCGCTCACGGAATCCTGGAAGCAGAATGGCGAGAGCTATAGCCTTGTTTCGAAGGAAGGCAAGCTGCAGCTTCTTGCTCGCAAGGAGCAGAAGACGAAATGGGTGTTGGAGAACGGAGTCAACCTGCTCGATGCGAGCTACTCCCAATCGATCGAAGAAACTCGAACCCAGATCAAAGTGATCGGCGGCGATGCAAAGAAGCAGGAGCTGTCGTCAAGCGCCAAGGATTCGGAGCTGATCAAGCGATTCGGCTTGATGCAGCATGTGGAGAAGCCGGACCAAAGCATGTCCAAATCGCAAATGGAGCAGCGGGCGAAGCAGTTGCTTAAGAAGCTGGCCACGATTGATGACGAGGCTCGAATTGAATGCCTTGGCATTGTGGAGGTCGTATCCGGTTCGGCCGTTTACGTCAAGGAATCGATAACCGGAATTCTGGGCGCGTATTACGTGTCTGCGGATGAACATCGTTTCGAGAAGGGGAGCCACAAGATGTCGCTGACGCTGTCGGCAACGGATGACATCCCGAAGATGGAATACAAGGAACAGAAGGGAGGCTGAACGCCTTGGAGAGAATTGAAGGCTCGGGAGCGAGTCAACTGGTCCAGTTGATCCGCGCGATCGGGTACAATGCGGACATCTCCATCGAGCTGGCAACCGTTACCGCCGCTCCTCCCGATCTGAAGATCAAGGTGGACCATATGAATGTGGAGCTGGAGAAGGACGACTTGATCGTAGCTCAGTCGCTGACTGCCTACAAACGAACGGTTCACTTGAAAAGTCAGAAAAAAGCCGAGATTTCGTCTACATCGGTCAATTCCGTACATACGCTGGTCGTCCCGCAAGGTACGGGACAATTATCCTATCTCTCCTTCGGATTAGCGTCCGCCGATTTGACCGTCGAGGAAGCGGAGCTGGAATTTACCGATGAGCTTAAGGAAGGGGAGCGTGTGATCGTTGCGGGAATCCAGCAAGGACAAACGTATCTCGTACTCGATCGGGCGGTGATGTATTAATGGCTTTATCTCCTCTGCAACGGCGGGAGGAACGGTATGAGGAAGAGAAGATAGGGCCTTCTCCCTCGCGCACCTATCGGATTCATTTCGATACAGGTGAATTGGAGGAACGCAGGATCGATGGGAAAGAGGCCGTGTGCCAGTTCATCCGCAAGGCCATTCTCACCGCCAGATACCGTTTTCTCATCTATGACGGCCAGTACGGCTGTGAACTGGAAAGCCTGCTCGGCCAAGATATTTCCTATGAGCTGTTAAAAAGCGAAATTGCTCGCGTGATATCGGAGGCTCTGCTGGGGGACGACCGCGTCAAGGCGGTGGAGAAATTCCAGATTGTGCGCGACAGCGATAAGCTGTTCGTCACCTTCACCGTCCTTACGGTGGAGGGAGCCATCGAACAGGAGGTGACGATTTAACCATGTATGAGGATCAGACCAAAGCGCTCATTTTGCAGCGGATGCTAACGGCAACGCCGGATGACTTGGATAAGCGCCAAGGCTCCGTTACCTTCGATCTGCTTTCACCCGCCGCCATTGAACTGGCGCAGGCATACACCCAGCTCGACCATGTGCTGACCTTCGGATTCGTCGGTCCGAAGCAGCCCTCCGAGTATCTCGAGCTGCGAGCGAATGAGCTTGGCTTGCTCCGCCGTCCGAGTGTGAAGGCGGAAGGAGAAGTTACCTTCAGCGGAGACAACGATACGGGCATCCCAGTGGGGACGGCTGTCTCTACGGATGAAGAAGATGCCCTTGTCTTTCTTACGGTGGAGGAGGGGGTCATCAAGCAGGGCACCGCTCGGGTGAAGGCCATTGCCGCCGTAGGGGGCATCGCTGGAAACGTGGCAAAGAACCGTATCAAGCTGGTGCTCGGGGACAAATCGGGCATTGTGTCCGTAACGAACACGAAGCCGTTTCTCAATGGAGCCGATACCGAGTCCGATGAATCATTGATCGGGCGATACCTGGACCGGGTGAGAAGACCGGCCACAAGCGGAAACGCTTGGCATTACCGGCAGTGGGCACTGGAAGTGCCGGGGGTAGGCGATGTGAAGGTGTTTCCCGTGTGGAACGGCAACGGAACCGTGAAATTGGCTGTGCTCTCCGACGACAAGAGAGCGCCCGGCTCCCCGATCATCGATCGAGTGAAAAAGGCCGTTGAGGAGCGCCGTCCAGTCGGAGCCCTTGTGACGGTTTCTCCGGCGGTGGAGGTGGGAATCGCCGTCTCCGCCCGCTTGACGCTTGCGGCGGATGCGCAGCTGGATGAGGTCAGCGCGTTGTTTCAAACCGCCTTGACCGTCTACCTCGCCGATTTGGCCTTTCAAGACCCGATTGTGCGTTATAACCGGATCTTGGGCCTGCTGTTGGACATCGTGTCCATTGTAGATTTCGATGATTTGACCATCAATGGCGTCCAGGGGAACCTGGAGCTGGTTGACGATCAGGTGGCGGTGGCCGGGGCGGTGAATTTCGTTGTCGCGTAACCGTGGAGCGGAGATGCTGGACGCCTTGCCTTCCTACTATGCCGATTCACGGCTGGTAGGCAATTTGACCGCGCGGGAAGCCGATGAACTCGCTGTATTTCATGAACGGGTTCAGGACGTACTGCGGCAGTTTTTTGTGGATACCGCCACCTGGGGACTGGCCAAATGGGAAGAGCTGTGCGGTCTCCCCGTCCAAGAGAGCAAGCCCGTCGATCAGCGGCGGTCTATGATCAAATCTAAGCTGCGAGGGGCCGGGACGGTCACGCTTGCCGTCATTAAAGAGGTCGTCGATTCGTTCGAAAACGGCGAGATCGGCATCCAGGAGAATTTTGGCAACTACGAGGTGGTGATCACCTTCATCGGCAAGCGCGGAGTTCCGCCGAATTTGAACGATGTCATAACGGCGGTTCGCGAAATTGTACCGGCTCACATCAATCTGCTGTATCAGTTCACCTATTTGAGGTGGGATGAACTGGATCGAGCCGAATTGACATGGGCGGAGCTGGATGCCTTGAACCAAACGTGGGATGAATTAGAGGTGTGGAAGGTTTAGGAGGAGGATAGCCAATGACGACATTGCCCAGCGGGCTAAAAACATTTGAAGCCAACGATACCGTCAGGCGTATCGCGCAGAACGAGAATATTGAAGCGACGGATGCCTTGTTCCACGAGACGAAGGGGCATCGTCATACGGGGAAAGCGGGCGATGCGCCGCGGATCGGCGGAGAAGGCATCGCCGTGGGAGCCATTGAGCGAAAGCATCTGCGTGCAAGCGGCAGCACGGCCAATATTGCCAAATTCAAAAGGGTATGGATCAACGGAGGAAGTCTGTTCGGTCTTCCGACAACACCCTGGTACGGAGGAGCGGAAAGCCAAGGAGACCGGAATTCCTGGACCATCGACGATTCGAGGCTGCCCAATGTGATTACCATTGATCTTGGATACAGCTATTCCAAGGTGGAGGGAATGTCCTTCGTAAGCATCGGCGATTCCATGCCGAGAGGCTTTTACATAGAGGTCAGCAACGATCAAGAATCGTGGACCCGGGTCTATACCCACGAGGGACCTGTGTATGAGTCGGCGGCTTTTCTGGAATTCCGCCCGTTCGAATCCTGCCGGTACTTGCGTTTAGTGGTCACTTCTCCCAGCCATAAAACCTACACGGCGGTCGCGGGCTTGTGCGTATACAGCGGAGACAACGGAAACGAGGATCTGGATGTGCTGGAGGACCGGAGGACCTGGGGACTTTCCGCCCGATTGCAAGGACTGATGATCATCCCTGAGGGGCAGGTAAAGGACTATGGAGACGGTTCACTAGGGATTTACAAAGCTCTCATGATCATGAATCCGTCGGCGGGAACCTATTTTCGGGTAAATGGAGGCACCTACAAGCTTCCGGCGTGGGGATATCTCTATATCGATATTGAGCACATTCACAAGCAATCGGTGTTCCCCAAGATCGGAACATGGACGGAAGGCCCTCGCGCATACGAGCACAAGGACCGAATCGTGCTTGCTCAGCGAAATGGGGACGGCGATATTTACCTTCACTCCGCGATTCAGGCTAAAATTGCCGGAAATATTCCCGACGCGGACAAAGTGGATGGGATCGATATGCGAACCAGCAGCGGGTATTTGGAATACAACGACGGATCGGGGTGGAAAGGCGTGGGAATCAAAAGCGTGCAGCGAGGGACGGTAAACCTGTCATTTTTTTATCCGAATCAGAACTCGACCTTGTTTCGAGAAGTGACGATCACCCCTGTTAATCCGCAAAAGACCTTCCTGCAGGTGTTCTCCACAGGGCTCGCCGTTTCCATGCAATCGAATCCCGTTATGGACGGCAGCATATGCGCTAGGCTTATCGGTTCGAACAAGGTAAGGTTTAACGCATTAGAGTCGTTCTACGAGGCTTACGCGGAGATTGCTTGGGAGGTTATTGAGTATGCCTAATTATTATGCGCAGATTGATTCCGAGGGTCGGGTGTTTGGGCTGAGCCAACTGGCCGATGCAGTCGCGGCGGACGATCTGATCCCGATCGATCAGGAATCCTATACCAATCCCAACCTCCTGTATACTCGGTACGTGAACGGCGAATTCCAGGGATTCCTGGTTCGGATGGAGGCTGATAAGGCGCTCATCGCTCCGGACGGGAGCGATGCGATGACGATTCAGGCAACCGTCACCGATTGGCGAGGCAACGTTCAAAAGGATTACCGGGAGGAGCTCGTTCTGGAACTAAACGGAATGCGGCATGCGGTGAAGGTGAAGGAGGGCGTCGCGGATCTGACGATCAGCAGCGACGAGCCAGGTGAATTTCGGGTACGAACGGTTGGAATGGACCGAAACGCGGAGCTGAAGGTGGTGGTGACTTATGGCAGCTAA